ACCGTTTTTTTCTTTGCCATTTTAAAATTCATTTATTAAACATATTGTAACCGCGCTGTAATCTTTTGCCATTTTTATCATTCGTTCGTAATCCGGATTATTATTTAAAACTAAACAACCTTCAGACCAACCGCCAATTTGCGTTGCCACTTGCTGCGATCCTTTGTTGTAAGTCGCGCCGTGAATATTCATGTTAATAATATCGGTTTTAACTTCTGTTGTGGGGTTTGTTTTTCCATCAGGAGTAAAATCTCGCTGGTATGGAATTCGTTTAACTTGTCGTAACGCTTCCATTTTTCCCTTATGCAATCCATAAGAATAAGCGTCGTAATTCCATTCATCCGCACGCATTACCGCCGTTCCTTTATTTCCTTTATTTGTAGTACAACTTGTTACGAACTGAAATTGGTTAAATTTCCAAATGTAAACTTTGTCATCAAATACGTTGTTTTGGTCTTCATTTGAGCGAACAAATAAAAGCCACATTCCTGCCGGAATAAAAGTAAAACTTTTTAGCTGCATTACTCTTTCAAGTAATTGTTGATCGGTGTAATTTTTTACGTTTGTCATAAATTTTTTATGCTAATTTACGTTTTTTTTCATTCGGTAAAATTCCAACTGTTTTTTGTTGATCCGGATCCGCTTTTTTGTTTTGATTTATTTCATTCTGTTTGTCTAAACACGCAAATAAACGCGCTTTTAAGTCCTGAACTTCAAAATGTGTGTAACTAAGCCACAAAGCTAAAACACCCATAGCGCCGTGTTTTTTGATTATAGCCAAAAATTGATTTATAGGTATCATATTAAACCAAATATTTCGGAAGTTCTACGTTATTAACCCAATCAATTATTTCTTGATCGTTCCAATCTGCTGTATAACTGTAACCTTCAAAATTAATTCCGAAATTAGCCGAAGTAGTAGAAAGAATTACAGTTGCTGAACATACTCTTTCAATTATGTTATCTGTTACTATTGTAACAGTAACCGTTGGGTTGACTATTTCAACGTTGAATTGTGGAAATTTGTAAGTTGCCATTTTTTTTTATTTATTAAGTTAAAATTGTTCCTGTTACTGTAAAAGTTCTTACTGCTAAATTAGAAGAAGTTTCTGTTTTATCTTTTATATTAATAGCGCCAGCAGTATTTACACCCCAAGAAAAAGACGTAGGAACTACTTTGTATGAACTTGAAGTGTGTGACGTATATAGTTGTATAAACGCCGTGAATGGTACATATCCTATTGGGTTAGAAAGTTCTCTGTTCAATATGTTATTCCATTCATTTACATTTGCTAACCTCCAGCCCGTTGTATATGGTGAAATTGAAATAGCTAAACAAGCATCAATTGAAGCACTCCAGCCAGTTACTACATTTGTAGCTGTTCTTTTATATCCTAACGCAGTTGCACCGTCGTAAGTACTCCAGTCAATTACAATGTTTTTAGTATATGTTTGACCTCCTAATTCGTCTGTAAACCTATTAGTATTTCCAAATGGATTATTTGCGCTTAAAACAGTAAATGAAGTTGCACGCCCCGCTTCTAAATCGCCGTCGTCACCCGTTCTATAACTTGTTGTTTGTCCTGTTTTTATTAACGTAGCCCCAACGGGTGTTTCAGCTGCACCACTACATGAAAAGTACTCTTGCGCAAGTCCCCAACCTATATCGTTGTTACAAGCACCTTCACCCCATCCAATATCATTTGCCATTTTTTTCTTTATTTAATTTAACTAAATATGCCTTTAATTTTTTTACGTTTTCAGCCTTTGGCGCGTAAACTTTTTTTAAATGAACCATCCTGTATAATTGTTTTGCGTACTTGGAAACATATCTCCGTTTGAATTGGTATTATATTCTGGAAATAAATCGTTATTGAAACTAATATAATCAATAAACCTTTCGGTATAATTTTGAGCAATCATTAATTCTTTTTGCACCAAATAATCTATTTCGTTTTTTTCTACGTTTGTTGAATTTTCGGAATTGTGTTTATAAACTCCTTTGTTGGCTATTGTATATGCTGCAAATGGTAAAAATTGCGACATTGCAAAATGTATTAACATCGGTTTTACGTACGTAACTAATAAATTATTATAATCTGTTGGTATTGTATAAACTGAATCTATTGTAATTTCTGCGTCGTCATTTCCGCCGTCAATTATTGCCGTGTCCCCTACTTTAAAATTCGATCCAGCCGTGTCAATATCAGCAACCGTCACTAATCCTCCAACGGCTGTAATATCTAACGTTGGCGAAGTTGGGCTACCTCCATTAGTTGTTACACCCGTTGCCGTTGTGTAACCTGTTCCCGCGTTACTAATTGAAATTGCCGTTGGTATTCCTGAACTTGCTAAAATAATTTCAGATTGTAATTTCTGAAGTAATTGCGTTCCTAATACTCTTTGAATGTCAATATCTTGCGCGATCTTTACCCATTGAATAAAATTATCGGTATCTACATTACCGTTTAACGCTGTAAATTTAACAACGTCGTTTCGTGTTATTAATAATGCTTCGGCCATTTTATTCTTGATTTTCTTTTAACATACGCCCACCCGTGTTTGGGTTGTTTGGGCTAAATCCTTTTAACGGTAATTGGTTAGGGTAAAAAGAAACTTCGTACGGGTTTGTAACTTTGTAACCTTTTATTTCAGCTGCACGCGTTCCTATTTCTTCGTAACCTTTTTCAATAGCGTTTAAATCCAGCATAAAAGTTACCCTTGACCATTTGTGATGGCATCTCGCACCACCTTTGAATTTAAAAATATCGTAGGTATTCGCGCCAAATTCACCCCAACCCGGATTAACCGCGCGTTTACTCATTGCGTCAATATCTTCTTTTCTAAATAGTCTTTCTTCCTTGGCCATCATTGCTTGGCAAAAATCTCTTTCAGGGTTTTTATTTCCCGTGTACTTATACCTTACTTTGAAATATTTTAAATCACTAACTTTTTTGTCCTGTGAACTCTTTAATTTCGGTTGTGGGTTACCAGTTTGCACTAAGTTAATAAAACGGCTTAAAAGCGTTGTTTTTGGTTCTAAATCGCTTTCGGCTTTGATTAATTGCAGGTCTAACTCTTCGTCGTTTTCTGAATCTTCGCGTTCGTCTACTAAAACCCAATTTTCACCTAATTGGTTTGCATCTACTTCAGCTAAAATTTCTTCTAAATCAGTATTTACTTTTTTTAGTTCTGTTCCTGTTTCTTCAATTACTTGTTCTTCCGTTAACGCGTTTTCCAAGTCTACGAATTCCAACGGTTGTAATGTTCTGAAAAATAACTTTAACGCAATTCCGTTAAACGCTAAAACTTTATCAAAGCATTCAATTATTTCTTCTTGAAATGGTCTTATAACCATATTATCAAAAAGTATTGTTGAATTTTTTAATTCATCTGCATTCGAACTAAATCCACTTGATGTTGCTATTCCAAATAATAAAGGGCTTGTTACATTGTGACCTAACATTATTTTACGTAAACATTCCTCGCTTAAATACGTGTAATGATCCGGCGCGTCATTTAACGGAATATCGTCTACCGTAGTTTTACTTTCTGCATTTTGATTAAACGCAACTATAACTTTTTGTCCACGCGATCCGGTTAATTTAGTTAAAACTTTTGAAGTAATAATTTCCTGTTGTTCTTCTGAAGGTAAACCGTTATTAAAATTCACAACTTTAGTTCCTGAAAAACCGTTTTGAACTTCGTTAATTAAATAATCGGCCGTTTCTTCTTCAAGAACGCAATATGGTATAGCACCTTGGTAATCTGGATAACTATAATATTTCATCCCAACGGAATAAGGTCTACAAAATAATATTTCTATTTTGTCATTTGAAAAACCAAACGCAGGAATTCTTTTAGGTGCATATTTTTTTATATCTAACCAATTATCGGAATAATAATAAGCTTCAATTTCCCCCTCTTTATTGCATTTTTCAGCGCGTAATAAATTAACCGGAATATGATAAACTTTTAAAATCTTTTTATGGTCCGCCGAGTAATGTACTTGAATTGCAAATTGACCTAACATTTTACGATCTAAAACAATTTTTCGAACGCAATCAGGATTAAACAAGGCCATCATTTGAGCATACTCATTTGGCTTTCTACTCGCGTCTAACGCACTTAATCCGCGTCCGTAAACTAATCTACTTATATTGTTTATTATCGCGTTATTCGTCGTTGAATTCGTATACCTATCTATTAAAAAATTATAGTAATTATTATCAATTCCAAATTCCACCCAATTTTCCCGTTTCGATTCTTGAATTACGGGCGTTGTATAGGAACTTAAATTTAAAACGTGTATATTATTCATAAACTATAAATTCATTTGTTGTACTGTTTGAAACATACTGACCGTTATTTACGGAAAACGTTACTAAACTTTGATTAGTACAAAATATTTTGTCTTTGTAAACTGTTTGCGTTCCGTCTTTAATTGTTAAAATATAAAAACGATTTTCCACTAAATTAAATTCAGATTCTAACGTGCTGTAATAATCTCCTTCCGTAAAAGTGTACGTTGAAATTACTACCGTAGTGTTTGTTAATTCATCTGTAATTTGAACTAAATCAAAAGTCGAACTTCGTGGAATAAAGTTAAATGTTTGTGGCGTTAATACAGTTGTTAAAACAATCATATATATATAACTAAAAAAGTTGAATTTTGATCCAAATAAAAAACCCCCACCGTAAAGTGAGGGTAATTTATAAAGTAATATTCTTTTATTAAGTAACTATTAACGCGTCGTCTGTACCATCGTTAAACAAAATTTGTAATTCCGCTTCCGTTGTACATTCTAAGAAGTTAGCCGGCAATTTTTCCATACCGGTAAAAGTCAAATTGTAACCGTTAAAATCACCCATTGCAGTACCACTTGAAACAGTACCCGCAGTAACGTCACAACCTTGATCTAATCCAGCTAAGAAATATTGGTGGTCTCTTGTTTCAACAACAATTCTCGGACGTCCATACGCTAACAATTTAACGTTTTTATGCGTTATAGCGTCTTGTTTCTTTAATTGTATTGTTAATACTTGTTCAAAGAAAGTAGTACCGTTATCACGTGACGTTTGAATAGTTTGCTCAAATCCGTTTGCTCCTTTCAATTCGAATTTATACAAAGAAAGTTGTGCGTCCGGTACCCACGTTTCTATAACATCCGTATTTGTAGCATCGTACGTTGGATTTGACGCGGTTGGCATTGGTAAATCGCCGTAATTAATAAAATAAATATTTAATAACCCTGAAATCGCATCTTTGCACGCTTCCAGTCTTCCATCTGCTATATCGCAACTCATATTATTATTATTTTAAAAATTAAATTCCGTAAGAAACTACATCCGAAGCAAAGCCATATTTTACGTCTGCAGTAAATCTCATGATTACGCGTACATTTTGCGAACCGTCAGTATCGGCCATGTCCAAAACTCGTACTTCATTCATATCATTCATTAATCCAGTCGCAAAAAATAAGTTTGAAGTTTGCGCTAATAAAGCTGTATTATTTGCAAGTCCGTTAGCTAAAAAGATTTTTACACCGTCGAAATAAATATCATTTAAAACTTGGTTTGTTCCTTTGTTATCGTAACCGTTTGCACCAACTCCAGCTGCAGCAAATCCACCCAACGCACGTACATACGCTCTGTAAATGTTACTTGAAACATACAAAGTTAAATCTTCTTTACCGTACAAAGCTGCCGGCAAAGCATCGATCATCAAACCTAATTGTGTAATACAATTTGTAGCATCTACCGTTGTGCCCGCAATTTTTTGTCCCGCTGGTAAAGCTGCATCAGCATCTAATTGTGTCATTATACCCGCGAACTGTCCCGCAGTAGCATCAACACCTTGCCAAATTGAAGTTTCCATACCTGCAGCAACTTTTTCAGCAGCATGCGCGATTAAGAAATCTGCGAAAGATTTGGGCAAAACATCGAACGCACTGTAACCCATTTGTAAAGCATCCCAATCGGAGCGAAAATCAGTCTTGCACAATTGCAAATTTATTTGGAAGCTCTCGGGCTGTAATATTTTTTCAGTTAATGTAATTGTACTTGTTGGATCAAAATCACAAGTTGCATTTTTAATAATATTGTCCGTTGCAACTCTTTTAATAACTTGTTTGTACTTTACGTTAGGCATTATAGTAATACCGCCTTTTTCTAACGTTGGTGCGCTTAATAAAGCCGCAGCAATGTATTTACCTGCTGACTCACCAGCGTACGTCGTAGTAATTGACGTTGTTGTACTTAAATTAATGTTTTTCATTATATATATTTTTAAAGATTAAACTGCTGTTAATGTAACTGCACCCGCTGAAGCTGCTACTCCGGAAACATACCAATTAACACCGTCGCAATGTAATTGAACAAAATCCCCAACTGTGTCCGCACTTGCTGAAAAGGTAATTGTGTTTTCGTCTGCTCCTAAAACGTTAACTGAATTTACAATTACTCCACCGTGAATAACGTTTGTTGCCGCTTTAATTGTCCATGCAGTAGTCGCGAATAACGCTTGTACTGTAAAACGGAAATTTAAACCCGCTGAAGTTGCTACCGCTGGCAAAGTAATTTGTGCGCCCGCTGCTGCATTCAAAGAAAAATGTCTTCCAGAATCCGCCGCGCTCAAAGTAGTTGCTGCGCTTATTAC